CCGGTAGACAGTTACGACGTACAGGTGGGGTTGCCTCCGGCCCCATCCCCCTCCTGTTCACCTTGAATGAGGTTGGCAGGAATGTCATGCAGGGCGGAAGTCGGAGGTCTGCCCTGTATGGCTCTCTTAATTGGCAGCATGAGGATGCATCACACCTGCTTCATACCAAGAACTGGCATGATATGTACCTAGGTGAGCGTAAGGAGTACACCGTTTCCGACATGAAGCGGATGAACTTCAACTATGCTGCGCCGTTGGACATGATGAACATCAGTTTGAACTACGATGACGCATGGCTGAATGGTGGTGCATCTGATATATTCAAGGAGAATTGTAAGCAGGCACTGATGACTGGTGAGCCGGGATTCTCATTTAATTTCGGAGAGAAACAGGAAGAAACCCTGCGTAATGCCTGCTGTGAGGTGGTGTCGATGGATGACAGCGATTCATGTAACTTAGGTTCGGTAAACCTAGCGAACATCGAAAGCATTGAAGAGTTCAAGGACGTAGTACACTTGGCCTCAAAGTTTCTGGTCTGTGGTCTGATCAGGGCGCATCTACCATACAAGAAGGTAGAGATGGTTCGTCAGAAGAACAGCAGGATTGGCCTAGGGCTAATGGGAGTGCATGAGTGGCTCTTAAAGAGAGGCCACCGGTACGAGTTCAATGATGAACTCAAACAATGGATGAAGATTTATGAAAACGAAAGTACCAAAGCAGCAAACGAACACTGCGATCGACTATTTCTTAACCGTCCTAAAGGATACAGAGCCATCGCACCTACTGGAACAATTAGCATACTCGCTGGAACAACTAGTGGAGTTGAGCCAATCTATGCAGTCGCATACAGGCGTCGTTACCTTACGGACGGAACCAGATGGAAGTATCAGTTTGTCGTTGACGGCACAGCGGAATCCCTAATCAAAGATGGGATAAAGCCTGATAATATAGAGTCTGCTGTCGATCTGGCCGCTGATCCTGAGCGCCGTGTGAAGTTCCAGTTTGAACTACAGAAGCACGTTGATCAGGCGATTAGTTCTACAATTAATCTGCCGGCATGGGATCACAGTCAGGAAAAAGTAGATGAGTTTGCAAGAGTAGTCCGTAAGTATGCTCATGGATTGAGGGGTCTGACCCTGTACCCTGACGGTAGTAGGGGTGGTCAGCCTATAACCTCAGTTCCTTATGAGGAGGCGCACAATAAGCGCGGTGTGGTATTTGAAGACAACAGTGAAGAGCAATGTCTGTCGGGAGTTTGTGGGATATGAAACTTAAAGAAGTTAAAAAAGATAACGCCTTTAAGAATCTCTTAAAAGCCTGTTTAGACTTGGCTGATATGAATGATAATAAGATTATTTATAAGGCATACAACAGAGCATATAATATATGCAAGCAAGTTGGATATCCAACCGCTCCTCACTGTGAATATAATCACGGACTCATGTTAGAAAGAAATGGTATGTATGGAATGTATTGGTCATGCAGATGTGATGGATGCAGTTCTACAAAACCACATTTTGATAATCCAGACCCAAAGTATAGGTGGGTTCCATATTCGGAAAAAGAGAAACGAAATTACTTAGAGGAGGCAATATGAAAACTTTAATTGTGATAATAATATTGGGATTTGTTTTAATGGGCTGTTCTTTCTCAACCAAGATGCAAGTGGGGCAATATGGCGCAGAATACACCTCAGCCATCAGATAATCGCCCGACAAGCCGTAAACTTGATGATCTAAAGGATTGGATGCAAGAGTTTTACGAAGAAGAAACAAAACTGGAAGAGATTAATGCCCTGTATGAATGGTTTGAGGAATACCATAGGCGTCAGTTCACATCCAGTAAAGATGCTTTAATTCTATGACGCTTGATAAGCATCCAAGGATCGAGAGCCGGAAGTATTTAGATTGGGTGGCTACGCTGCCCTGTGCTGATTGTAAGGCAGAAGATGGCACAGTAGTGGCTCACCACTTAAAGGGCAGGCTATCACCACTTTCCGGTGGTGCAGGATTTAAGGCTAATGACTACAATGTGATGCCGTTATGTTACAAGCATCATACTGCTATTCACAATGGGGATGTAACCCTGTTAAACTGGCAGGCATATTTTATTTTAATAACGCTTGACAAAGCGTTCCAAGATGGGTTAATATTATTTAATGATCAGCGAGAAAGAAATTGAAGATGCATTACAAAAAATTGAGGAGACTGCTCCTCAGTACGCTACTGCGAAGGCTGAATCGTTTCAGTCGCAGGAGTGGAAGAAAACTCAGCGCTCTCTGCTATACTCTCAAGCGGTCGGTAAGACTGTTGCGGATAAGGAGCATTGGGTGGCGATTCAATCTGCGGTACGCACTGCAAACGAAGGTATTGCGGCGGCCATTCAGAATGAAGAAAGACTACGTTGGGAATTGAAACAGGCTGAACTCAAGATTGAAATCTGGAGAACTCAGCAGGCTTCTGCTCGACTAGAAAGAATGGTATGACATCCTGTCTACCTAAACAATCCAACAACGTGAGGAACGTATAATGGATATGAAACCCGACACAATAGTGTTATTTGAAAACGACAAGGAAGGGAACGATAAGCGCCCTGACTTGACCGGAACGGCTCTCTGGAATGGGGAAGAGATAAAAATCTCCCTGTGGGAGAACACTTCCAAAAAAGGTAACCGGTATTTATCCGGTCAGCTGCAGAAGCCCTACAATGGAAGCGGTGGTAGCGCTGATGTCAACAGAAGTACCGAAGGAACTGACATACCGTTTTGAAAATTGAGTACCATGATGGGGCGGTTGTCGAACTTGGGTTCGATGATCGCCTCCATGCCTACCGTGTAGAGGAGGAACTCATTCCGTCTGTTACGCAGACTATGGATGTGATCTCTAAACCCGGACTAATCCCTTGGGCTTTGAAGGAGGGGGTGGAATGGCTTGCCGGAAACTTATTCTTCGATCGAGAAACCAAGCATAAACATATATTCCACACAAAAGGTGTGGGAATTGATTTTCTCACCAAGGGAATTAAGGGCGCATACCGGAACACTTCATCCTCTGCGATTAATATCGGAACCGTAACCCATAGGTGGGTAGAAGACGCCATAAGGTGGAAACTGGAAGGGGGCAACCCCCCTACCATGCCTCAGCAGAAAGAGGCTCAGACAGCCATAGAGGCGTTCAGAGCATGGGTTTCGGAGAACGATGTGGAGTGGCACTCGGCAGAGCGAAAAGTCTACCATAGGAAGTACAAATACGCAGGCACGGTGGACGCTGTGGCGACCATCAACGGTGAGTATTCTGTGATTGATTGGAAGACATCTAAGGCTGTGTACCCTGAGTATTACCTGCAGGTGGCGGCCTATGCCAAAGCCGTAGAAGATATGGAAGGTAGGCCAGTGGACTCCGCTTATATATTACGGTGTGATAAGAAGACTGGTAAGTTTCAGTGCGTTAAGTCTGAAGATTTTGAACTGGACTTCAATGCATTTTTAGCGGCACAAAGTCTACGCCAGAGACTCAAGAGTCTTGGTAAAAAGCGTAAGTGAAGATAGATTGGTATAGAGGTGGCGCATATAATCATGGATACATCGGCGACTATCGATGTGAACGATTCAAAAAATCGGATGGCTCTTTGTGGTTTCTCCTATCTTCCACTAAGAAGACTTATCTCTGCTGCAAGGGGCCGTTCGACTCTCCCGAAGAAAGGGATCAAGCAATCATCAATGAGGTGAAGAAGCGTGAACGAAACTAAGAGGTGTAGTGGTCACAGAGGCCATTGGGAATGTGCTGACGAGTACCCGAATCACATGGTTCCAGTTGGTGAGTTTGGCACATCCAGTCGTGATGGACTTCAACCAATGTGTCGCCAGTGTATGCACTACCGTATGAAGCCCCACAATGCCAGAATATCTGCCGCTGAAAAATTGGTTGGCTCGCGGAAGATATTTAGGTCTATGACTAAGGCAGAACATGACGAGATTTATTCCCAGTTAGATGAAAATGTAGTAGATATTAAACCTAAGTTAAAATCTGAATTCGGACAGTCAACGCCAATGACTAAGCGGGAAACTGTCAAGGTCGTTGGGGAGACAGTGCCGGAAGGTTGGGTATATGTTGTCCGTAATCCAGATGTACCTTGGGTTCTTAAGATTGGTAAGACTTTCCCTGATGGTGCGCCTGACATTATGTCGAGTGCTAGAAGATTTGGTAGGGCGGAACTGGTGGGTAAATTCTGGTTTGAAGAAGCGTACAGGGCAGAGCAATCGATACACGCCCTGTTAAACCATTGTAATCTCAGGACATTAGGGTATACTGACTGCGGAAAGGAACTATTCAAATGCACAATAGAAGAGGCTATGGATGCAATCACTAAAGTTCAATCAGGAAATGATAGACCAAGCATCGCTGTGGGCGAATGATCTTGGGGGAATTAAGAATTCAATAACAAGAGGGGATGGCAACTTTGCCGGTAGGATGGGTGAACTCGCACTAGCGAAGCACCTAGGACTGGAGGTATCCGATCGTAAAGATTACGATATGATATTTGATGGTAAGAAAATTGAGGTGAAGACTAAGAGGCGATCAGTGAAACCGAAGCCAGATTATGTGGTGAATGTTGCGGCTACCAGCGAACATCAAAGGCCGGACATCTATGCATTCGTCAGCCTGCAATACGCAGACAGGGATAGTGGCGCAAATTACACAGGTCTGGAACACATATGGTTGTGTGGCTACAAAGATGCTAATCAGTTTTGGGAGGAGTGTGAGTTCTGGCCTAAAGGATTCCCTGATCCAGTGATGCCATCATGGAAGAGCCATGTAGATATGCACGTCATGCATATAAAAAATCTCGATGAGAGATTATAGCAACTGGAAAGAACAGTACGAAAAAGATCAAGCGCACCGCCGGCTATGTTTTGCTCGCTTCTGTTGGGTTCGCCGATACGAACTGACCCCATCTAAAAAGTCTACATGGGAGGAGCGGTTTGAAGAGATGGAGGGGATTAGTTTATCAAGGTATGCAGGGGAACGCATGAGAGAACGCAGCCGGAAGGAAAAGCAATTATCCCGTAGTAAGTAGCCTGCCCATCATTCTCACCTAGAGAGTCAAGGCGATCAAGAGTTGTTGCAATCTTTGTAGTGTCTTCATCTTGCGACACCAGCCAACCCACCGACTCCATGACCGGACACTCTACCTTGTCGGCGGTAGTCC